CGCAGATAATGAGACCGGCGCTGAATATATTATTGACTTAGGAGGCGGAGGCGCAAGTGCTGCTGCACCAGAGCCAGCAGGTGAAGGTGAAACTGAACTTGACGTTGATGTTGACAGAAGCAATGAGTATGATGACGAAAATGAATTAAATCAAGACGAAGATATGAACGAATCAAGAATTTTTGAAATCGCACTAAATGAGTATAATTCTAACGTTGGTTATACTGACAACTATCAGAATAAAGATGTGATGACAAATCCTGGTATGTCAGAGCCGGGCAAAAACGTTAATGACTGGGACAAGGGAGTTCCAAAGGACTCTAAAAAGCCTTGGTCAGGTAAGAAAAATGACAAGAGTGAAAATCAGCCATTTACTGCTGAAAAGGGTAAGACTGTTGAAGGAGTTGAAGATGGTGGTGACAATACAGTAGATAATGTAGTTGAGCAGGCTATCCACGAACTTAAGACAAGACAGGAACATACCGCAAACGTTGGTAGTACATCTAGAACAGATGGTGATAATGGAAACCGTAGACGTAAGGGACGTAGTTTCCATACAGCACAGAAGGGACAAGAGACAGGTACAGGAGATAATCCATACTCAAACAACGCAACTTCTGATGTAAATGTAAACGTTAAGGTTGAAAGTATCATTAAGAAAGCCAACAAGATTTTTGAAGAAAATCAGGCATTAAAGGCTGCTTTGAAGAAATTTAAGTCAACACTTGAAGAGGCTGCTGTTACAAACGTCAACCTTGGTAACATTATCAAACTTGTGATGGAGAACACAACATCTAAGGATGAGAAGAAGGACATCATTGCAAGATTTGGAAATGAAGCAAGAACAATCGAAGCATCTAGAAGTCTTTATGAGAGCATTTCACGTGACTTGAAGAAGAATTCAAAGATGAACATTGACGAAAGCAAAGACTATTCAGTTAATGACCAAAAAATCAATGAGACACAAATCTATCGTTCAAATGACATTTTAAATTCATTGGATTTGATGCATAGAATTTGTAAGTAAAGAAAACTAAAAATTAATAAATAAATTATTTAAATAATGAGAGAATTTTTAACAAGCGGACAAGTCGGTAATATCGAAATTAACGCTCAGAAGAAAATACGTGAGGATATTCAGAATCGTTGGGATTCTCTAGGCTTTACAGAAGGTCTTGAGGGTAACATCAAGGAGAATATTGCTACATTGTATGAGAACGAGGCAAAGCACTTGATTTATGAGGCTACTGCTTCTGATAACAGTGGTTCTTTTGAAACCGTTGTTTTCCCAATCATCCGTCGTGTATTCAGCAAACTTCTTGCTAACGACATCGTATCAGTTCAGGCTATGAACCTTCCAGTTGGTAAGTTGTTCTTCATCCTTCCTGTTACATCAGAAAGAGAGTGGGAACTTCCATCAACAGCTACAGGTGACACCGAACCTGGTGATATTATAGACGGTACAACAGGTCGCCATAAGGGTCTTATGGGCTACGACAGAGTTAACCGTAATCAGGGCGGACGTATCGACCCAAGATACTATCTCCCAGATGAGACAATCAACGAACTTGAGAAGAAATTCGTTAAAATCAATCCAGCTATCGAGGCAGGTGAAGATGAGTATGCTGATGGCGCAGCTCTTGCTGCTGCTGTAAAGGAAGACCCAACAATTCCTGCAACTAACTATCGTCAGGCTGGTCCTGAGGTAACTCAGTACTTCCAGAAGAGTCTTTACGACTTATTCTACAATGACTTCCTTTATGATAACTCTAAGGGTAAGGTAACTATCAAGGTTGGTGAAGCTGTTCCAGTAATGCTTACTCCTATGGGCATCCGTCCATTCGCAGCAGACAACCTTAATCAGTATTTCAAGAGTGGTTTCGACGGAACCGTTCGTAACGTAATCCTTGAGGTTGATGGCTTCTCAGCATTCAACGCAGGTCGTTTGACTGGTCCTGATGGAAACGAAATGGATACAGAAGGCTTCCTTGCTTCATTGAAGGTTATCACAATGAAAGAGTTCACAGCAGAGAACCTTGGCGATTCAGCTGTTAAGACTTCTGCTTTCAGAAAGTTCGAGGCTGTTCCTTTCCGTGTTGTTACACAGAAATATGGTAAGGGTATCGTAGAGTATAACGGTATTTGCGATGCAGATGGTAAGATTTATCTTGAGCTTGACCTTGCAAAACCAGTTGTACAGCAGGCAGGTACAATCGATGGTTACATCGGTGTTGATGCTGCTCAGTTAGACGCTGCTATTTCAAGCGGTGATACAGCTGCAACAAAAGAGGCAATCGCTGGTTTGTTCAAGATTGCTTGGGCACAGTACGATTCATTAGAGCTTGAAACTGAAATCGGTGAGGTTTCATTCAAACTTGATAGCGTTACAGTTGCTGTAGAAGAGAGAAAACTTCGTGCTACATGGTCACCAGAGTTGGCACAGGATGTATCTGCTTTCCACAACATTGACGCAGAGGCTGAGTTAACAGCTATCCTTTCAGAGCAGATTGCTGCTGAAATCGACCGTGAAATTCTTCGTGACCTTCGTAAGGGCGCACCTTGGCAGGCACGTTGGGACGTAAATGGTTGGAGAAGAATGGCTGCATTCTCAACTAACTATACTCAGAAAGACTGGAACCAGGAGTTATTCACAAAGATTAACCAGATTTCAGCACAGATTCATAAGGCAACTCTTCGTGGTGGTGCTAACTTCATAGTTGTTTCATCAGAGATTTCAGCTTTGTTCGACAACCTTGAATTCTTCCACGTATCAGATGCTTCTGCTGAGAGCGACCAGTACAATATGGGTATCGAGAAGATTGGTACACTTAATGGCCGTTATCAAGTATATCGTGACCCATATAGCCCACACTGGTCAATGATTATTGGTCACAAGGGTAAGTCACTTCTTGATACAGGTTACATCTACGCACCATATGTACCAATGCAGTTGACCCCAACAATCATCAACCCATTCAACTTCGCACCTGTAAAGGGTATTATGACCCGTTACGCTAAGAAGATGGTGAATAATCGTTATTACGGGCACGTGAGAGTCGATGGACTTGTACATTGGCCAGTATCTGAGTTAAGATAATTAACTGAAAACCAATATTTTAAAAGTTCCTGAATTTTTTGTTCAGGAACTTTTTATTTTTCAAATATTTTTTGTATATTTGTAGTATGAATACAAAAGAAGCATTAGAGAAAATCATAGAAATACATGGGAATAAGTATAAAGTAGCAGATTTGTGGGAGTATAAAAACGCTAAATCTGATATTACTTTGTATTGTCCGGAACATGGTGAATTTCATAAAGATTTTTATAGACTTGTCAATATGAAACAAGGTTGTCCGATATGCTCTCGTGGAGGAATTATTTATAAACATCAATCTTTTTGGAATAGTAAAGAAAATTGTATTGAAGAGGCTAAGAAATATAGGGAACGATATACCTGTTGGCAGTAAACACCAATAGTGTATAATCATACAATAATGAGCAGTCTACTTGGGCTGCTCATTTAGTTTAATATTAAGTTTTGCTTCAGATATTGATTAATAACCTCAGATATAATTCTGTTGATTCTGTTCTTGTTTTCTCTTAACCCAAATTCTCTTGGTTTTAGATTAACCTTAAAAACATAGACATAGGGTAGATTCGTAGCATTATCAATTTGAATTATACAAGCAACATTGTAGTCAAAATCTTTTATGAATATTGCCCCATTGGGGAAACGTGGATACCTACCCATATTATCCCAAGCTATTGTGGAATATTCCAAATATCTTTTAATACCATCAATGTATTCTTTCCAATTATTAAGCGCATCTATATTATGCTTATTAAGAGCATCAATTCTTCTAATCCGTTGTACGATTTTTGACGAAAACCTTACTTTTAGGTTTGGTGGTAATTTGTTTTCATTTGGCCTATATTGTTCTATCATTAATACTAATACATTTTCCCTATATTATTGATAACTTCATCTGCATCTATGCCCATTGGAGAATTAACCCTCATAAATCTAATTGGTTCGTTGGATTCATTAATAGGTAATTTAGAAACATACTCTTCATATTGCTCTTCGGTTAAATCACCCACAACATCCATATACTCTTCAATAGGTAGCTGGTTAATACGCTTGATGTCTAAACTTCCGTCTTCTTTTAAGTATTCCATATACTATAAACTTTAATTCTACAATAAATATCAATTCTTTTGCAAAATTATGGATAAAAAATGAAATCACAAAAGAAAATAGAACAAATCACATAAACGGTAATATTATTTCTTTTGTGACAGCGAATTAGCCCATTTCTCGCAATAGAAATTGTAATAATCATCCCAATTATCATTTCGGAATTTACTCCAATATAGAAAATGCAAATAAGAAGGAATGAATATTAGCGGATAGAACAACACACCTAATAATTTACTCTGTATTCGATGACCATATTCGTGCCTTAGTATTACCATATCATCAGTATTCAAATTGATAAATATGTATTTGCCACAACAATGACTGTCATCGTGTGTTATGTAATATATCTCACAATCCTTGAAACGATGAGATAAAGAGAGGTTAAACAGCATAACCTCTCTTTTACCAATATAATTCTGAATGAACTCCCACATATCAACCAAGTAAATCGATAGCGATTTTCACCTTGTCGTTCTTTGGTATAGCATAGAACTTAGATTCATCGTCCTCGTAGAACTGAATTCCACCCCAACGCTTCCAATAGTCGTGAGTCTTCAAGTGATGCTGAACAGGTACGAACACAAAATCATATTTCTTCAAATCCTCTTCTAATGACATTATCATATCATAGTTGAGTTTTGTTCCTCTGTACTCAGGGACAACAATAAAGCTGAAGAAACTGATATAGTTCAGCTTGTTCAATGCTTTTAATAGACAAGGATTATCTTCTTGAATCTTCTCTGTTTCCTCTTCAATTTTATAATCACTGAGTGTAAGAAAGCCGATAGTCTTATCGTTTTCATCTAATGCCTTGACAGACATACCCCAATTAATAGAAAGTTCTTCGAGGAAGCCCATAACCTCGTCAAATGGGTCATTAAATTGGTCACTAATCCATTGGCACATTTCATTCTTATCACGTGCCTCATTACATCTAATAAGTTTATACATATATTAAAATAGTTAATGGTTAATAAACTAATGTTATCCTTCAAACAATGCAAATATATATAAAAAGTTTGAGAAAACAAAATCCATAGAGTTAACAATTGTTAATCTATGCGCTTTTTCTATGCATATACCAAGCGTAGTACACCGCATTCTTGAACGCTCTATACTCAACATCAACCACAGATGATAGTTCAAGAACATCATTATAGTCAAAGTGTTTGCAAGCCTTTGAGAACATATCGTGGAAGCGTACAGAAGCCTTTTCCTCCCTTGTATTCCAACGATAGGTCTGCTCGTCAATATAACGAGGCAAGTAGTCCTTGGACACACAGTGATACGTACCAAATACAACACGCTTGAAGTGTGCCCAAAAGCCCTCAATACTGTTGGTGTGAATATCATTAGCCCTAACATATTCACGCTGTTTGTGACTGACAAACAAGTGGTTGTAGCCCTTCTTAGACAACCCCTTATAGGCTGACAATTCATCAGTGTAGGTGGTTGCACCTTCCTCAACAAATTGTTCTACAATAGGCAACAGTGTTGAACCTTGGGTGTTCTCAACCTTCATTGCAACGACCTTGCCATCACGCTCAATCATACCGAAGATTGGAGTCTTGGTTTTTGTACTACGACCTTGTGTACCCTCTACCTTCTTGGATTCGTGCTTGTTGGTCTCACGTCCACCAAGGTACATTTCGTCCATTTCCACAGTACCACCAAGCACTGTTTCGTCAGACTGACCATACAGCCCACGAATCTTGTGCAACATAAACCAAGCAGTCTTCTGAGTGACCTTGATGTCCCTTGCAAGCTGGTGCGAAGACACACCCTTCTTGTGACTGCTAACGAGGTACATTGCCAAGAACCACTTGCGGAGTGATACCTTGGTATTCTCGAAGATAGTATCAACGGTAACGGAGAAATGACTTGCACACTCTTTGCAGATATATCTACCCTCTGCTGTCATATAGGTATGGGTGCAACCACAGTAAGGGCATACCGCTTCGCCATCACCCCAACGTTCTTGGGCAATGGTTTGCTTGCAGATGTCATCAGAATGAAAGTAATCTGCAATCTGAATGAGTGAGTTGAACTGTGAAAAGTTAATGTGAATCTGTTCCATAATCAAAAAGTCTTTTTATTTAAATTATACTGCAAATATGCGACTTTTCAAGTATGGAAGCCTTTGTTCTATACGTATAACTTTACAAAAATAGAAGATATTTGAAATTCATTTTCACAAAGTGAAAATGCTTATGAAACAGTATGGTAAAAAATAGATACAAAAATAATTTGCAAGACTATCAAAATCTTGCAAATTATTGGATATTTATACAAAATGGGGCTTTACTGCCAACAGGTATATCGTTCCCAAAATATAACAACAAATATGATTTGCAAAAACATTGTCCAGGCTGTTATAAATCCATTAGAAGGCACAATTGGTTAGATGAAATATCAAAACTTTATGATAATTCAATTCATTATATGGGTTATAATGAGCCAATTAATTGTGTATATGTGTATGAATACAATGATTTAAACGCCTTTTATGTAGGTAGAACAAATAATATAAAACGTAGGCATAGACAGCATTGTAATGGATATGGTCATAGAAATGGAACTAGAAATTATGATATTGTTTATAATTTTGCAAAAGAAAATAATGTTGAAATTCCTACACCAATTATATTAGAAGAAAATCTAACAGCTGAACAAAGTCAGGATAGAGAGGATTATTGGAAAAAATTCTACATTGAAAAAGGAATGGTTTGTTTGAATAAAGCAATAACTGGTGTTGGAAAAGGCTCTCTTGGAGCAAACATCAAATGGGATTATAATGTTTGTAAAAAAGAATCTTCTAAATATGTGTCAAGACAGGAAATGAGAAATGTTAATCAAAGTTTGTACAATGCTTGTTTAAAAAATGGTTGGCTTACAGAGTTTTTTGATGATTGGGCAAAGAAAAAAGATAATTATTGGAACAATTTAGAAAACGTATTAAACGCCGCAAAAGAATGTACTGGAGCAAAGGATATGGTAAAAAAGTTTGGCGGAGCATATAATTCAGCAAGGAAAAATGGTTGGACTAAATTATTAGTTTACAAAAATTAAATATTTTTATTGTTACAGATATTTATTAGAAAATATAATTAATATGGGAAAAAATAGTAAATTTGTTAATGAACTTTTAAAAGACCTAAATAAGACTTCCAAGTATTTAAAGGAAGATTATATATTCAACGATGGACCAGATGAAGGATATGCCCCTGAAGGAGATATGGAAGGCGGAGAAAAAATGATGGGCTATAATCCTGCAATTGAAAATGACCCTACAGCACCTCAGAATATGCCACAGCAGCAGCCACAGCAAGATAGCGCAGAGGAACAAGCAATGCATGCACAAGAGGTTATTAAACATGAGCCTATTATTGGAAAAATTAGAGAGACTGCAATTGAGGGATTGAAGAAATATGCTGATAACCCTACATCTAAATTATATGAGTTTTTTAAGAAGGTATTTTTGGAATCAGATAAGGTATTAACTGATACTGGTAGCAAAAATTAATTAAAAAATAAAAAAACATATATTTATTATAAAAATAATATAATTTAAACTAGTTTAATAAATTATGAGTGATTTACTACTTAAAATGCCGCTCCAATATGAGCCGCTAAGAAAAAATAGATGGTTGTTCCGTTTCCCTGCTGATTTAGGCATCCAGGAGTGGTGGCTATCAAGTGCATCACGTCCTTCAATTACACAGGAAGAAACTCAGATACCATTCTTAAACACATCAACTTATGTTGTTGGTCGTTATACTTGGGACACAATCCAGGTTACACTTCGTGACCCAATCGGTCCTTCTGCATCACAGGCAGTTATGGAGTGGGTACGTTTGCATTCTGAGTCTGTAACTGGACGTCAGGGTTATGCAGCAGGTTACAAACGTGACGTTGAACTTGAAATGCTCG